CTTCAGTAAATTCAATATTTAAAATTTTCCATTTAACCTTTTCTTTTAACAATAGCATCACCTCGCTTTCACACGATACCTGAGAATCAAATAAGCTTCGCTAGGAATCTGGGGATCGACGAATGGCCCGTCTATGCTGATTGGTTCGACGAGTAGAACTTCTCCAGACGGAGCTGTGAATGGTTCTACAAGCGCGTTTTCGATTGCTTGTTTTAGCTGGTTTAATCTTGTCATGTTTGGTAAGTTGTTGATTGTGTCTGCATAAACGAGAATCCAAACCTGCGCTGTTTGAAGAATCTCAATCGTGTTTGCTTTGACTTGAATCACTATTCTTTCCCCGGCTGTATTCGAAACATGCTTGAACACAGGAACCCCTACACCGTTTAATTTGGCATAGAACGAGCTTGCAATTTCGTCGTGAATCATGCTTTCACCTTCTTCAAAGCGTGGCCGAGGGCTTTTGCTGTGATTGAGTTCTCCAATGCCCCACTAAGGACGGTATAGCCTCTCGCTTCAACGTAAATACCGTACTCCATGCCAGCAAAAACCACGAGAGCAAGACCACTCTTCGGAATTTTGCTCTGAGCAAGCCTAATAACAGTATCCTTATTCGCCTGTGCTGGAGCGTTGCCAAAAAACGCTTCTTCCTCACCATCTTTGAAGATGATATAACCGATACTGTTTCGCAAGTTCCCTGTCCTGTCCGTGTAGCTCCCGTTGTCCCGTGCCCAGTTCACAGCCTCTTGCCCTATCTTGTGCAAGACGAGAATGATATTCTCTGTATCACGCTCGATATACTTTCTTAGCTTTTCTGCCAGCTCTTTAGGATCTTTACTCAACGCCACGACAGATCACTTCTTTGTGGTTCTGATACTCTCGAATCTCGAGCACGGAATATCTCTTGCTCTCGACTTCGACCACGTCTCCTAAGTCTATCGGCACGTCCTTCAAACCATTTCGCAAAAAGAGAATCCTCATACGGTGCTTCAGGATACCTTCGTCGGTTATCTCGAGCTGATCATATCTCCCGTATGCTTGCCAGTCCCTTGGTTCGATTTCATAGTTCGTTTGTGCGGTTTGGCTTACAGGATTGCCCCATTCATCGAAGGTTTGTGTAGTCCTTATAATCGTCAGAACCATGTTTCTTCACCCTCGTTATAGAGATCTTTTAGCTCTGCTAATGTATGCCTTCTTCTAATTTCTTCAATTCGCTCTGCTATTGCATCGCGGTCGATTTTTTCAGTTATTTCGCCTTGGTTATAATCGATTACAGCTGTCAAGTATGCTTCAAGTAAATCAGCATACGCAAGCCAAACATTATCATCATTTTCGGTCGTCCAGTCCTCGGAGCCTGTCAAACTGTAACTTTCCAAAAAGCTCGTAAGCTCGCTGTCCGTGTATTGCTCTCTCGTCAAAAGTTGTTTTGCTAAGAGTTTAAGCCTCTCAAGCGTTGTCATCATATCACCTCAAGAAAGTGGGGCAAAAAGCCCCACCTCTATTCTCATTATGATTCAGATATAAGAACTTTTGCAAGAGCGTTTGCAAGGAGCACTTTTGCACCATAGACGAGAAGCCCTTTTACGGCATCTGCGAATCTGTCTTCGGGCCTATAAGCTTCCATCTTGATCACTTTTTCGACGTATGCTATTGCTTCTGGGAATCCTGCCATCGCGGAGTATACCCCGGAACTTTCTGGAACGTTATTGCTAACAAAAACTTTAAGTCCGACGATACCGGGGATTTCTCCGGTTGCAATCATGTTTTTGTAGTCGACTCTCATAAGTCTGTCATCCTTCAAAAGCTGGCCCATGAACCATGGTGGAACAACGATCCATCTGTTTGCAGCAGGAACATTGTTCTGTTCGAGCTGAACTGCAATGTCTACAAGTAGATCATAAGCTTTTACATTGGTTCCATCAACAACGATCGCACCACCGGCTCCATCATCGATTGTGATCCCCGCTTGACTGACAAGGGAAGCTATATATTGATCTGTTGTGTCAGCGAGCGCGTAAGCGGCTCTCTCCATTGCTTGGTCGATGAGCTTTACGTTTGCCTGCGCTGCTTCAATATCATCCACCGCGAAATTGAAGTACTTTGCTTGATCAAGAGTTAGGGTTAACTGAGGTCCTGTAAGCTCGTCTGGAGCCTGAATTGCGGTATTCTTTGTGTAATCTTTCACATTGACATCGCCAATTTGGCTTATTCTAACTGTATCTCCAACATTTTTGATTTCACCTTCGTACTCCCTATTCACAAGTTTTGCGTAAACATGTTTTTTATCGAGATGTGCTAAAAGCCTTGCACTCCAAATTTCAGGTATAAAAACATCAAGTGCCATTCACATCAACCTCCTCGTTTCAATAGTTTTTGGAGTTCTCCTTTTTCAAAAAGTTCGTTAATTTGTTCAGGCGTCATTTTCTTTAGTGCTTCTCTTGAAAGATTTAAAGTTTGCTCTTTTGGAGCTGTTGGAGTTTTCCCTTTCAAGCGTTCTTCAAGTGCTCGCTGAACACTAGCTTCGACTGTTTTTTGCCATAGCTCTTGTAAAGTTGCAATTTTCTCTTTTATCTGTTCCTCCGAATCGCCCTCGACAAGCTTTGCGAGTTCGGTCGGAAGCCCAGAGTTTTGGATCAAAACCTGTTTTTTTAACTCTAACAGCTCCTTTTCTCGCATTTTAAGAAGTTCCTCGTACTGCTGCTTCTTTTTCAGCTCCTCTTCTTGCATCTTTTTCTTTAAATTTTCTTCTCGAGTTTTAATTGCCTCGGTAATTTTCTTATCGAGAAAACTCTGGAGTTCTTTCTTCGTCATGATAGCGATCTCATCTTCACTGAGACCATACTGTTTTGCAGTGGCTTTGAGTACTTCGATTGGATCGCTATCGTCGTACACAACTTCGCTTTTTTCTTCCTGAGTTACCTCGCCCTGCCCCTCCGGTTGGAGTTGCTGGGGTTGGTCCCTCTTGATTTCTTCTGGCATTCAAATCCCTCCTCACTTATTTTTTAGCCCACGGGCATTTGTTGTCTTCAGCTATTTTTCTTGCCTTGTTTGCGATGCTTTGTTCACCATTCATAATCGCTCGTCGATATGCTGCTAAGAGTCCCGCACAAGAAATTTTCCATTTGCCATCCACATACTTCTTGTAGGGATATCGCTTATTTTCTGGATCAAGAAACACATGTGCTGGCATTTTTTCTCTTTCTTTACTTCCTGCTGGTGGTGGGCTCCAAGTTTTATCTCTCCTCATCACATCACCCATTAATCCACCTCCAATTCATCTAACACAGTCGTCAGATTGCACATGCATTGCGGGTGAGCTGGTTGTCCATTAAAAGGCACCGCGTTCGGTGGGTAAACTCCCGGCCCCAATCCTACATCTGTATTCGCTAGTTCATCGCAAATGTCTTCTATGTTGTGTGAGCCCGATAAATTCCATTTGATCCCTTTTACGAACGGTAATTTTTTCGATTGCTCTACATACGTAATCCTCCACGCCCTTTGGATTTCAGTTCGTGCAACTCTTTTAGCATTAAATTCCTGCTTTTTCTTGATATACTCAGAAACCTTTTTTGCGATCTGCTCTGGAGTCGCGTCTTTTAATTGCTTCTGGAGATATTCCGGAATCTTGATAGGTTGTTGTTCGGCCGTTGCAAGAAGTTGATCTCTCAATCGATTTGCGCTCATGCCTGTTTGCAAAGAGAGCATAACCTGCTTTTCGATCTGCTTTGCGGCTTCTTTTGCATGTTTCCAGATTCTATCTGAGAGCTTTAATCCGTCTATCTCATAATGCTTCCAGATATTGAACGTCGCTCTTTTGGCAAATGATACGTGTACAACCCATCGATCAAAAGTCTTTTTCAGAATCCTTTTCTTTTGCTTATCGACGAGATATTCGGTCTTTTTATATTTGAACTGATTCTCCAACTGATTGGAAAGCTCTCGAAACCAAGCATGATAAACCTTCTCCTCGACTTCATCAAAAATCTCTTCAAGCCCTTTCTCAAAGTCAAGCGCCCATTGTTTTACTAAAGTATTCAGTTTGCTTTTAAACTTTTTTGGGATTGTGTAATTGCGAAAGTCTGTATTTTCTATCAAATTAGTCAGTGCCGCAACAAATGGCTGGAGTATCTTTTTATCGTAATATTTTTCGAACTTCTTGATCAGTTCGATATCTTCTCTCATTCTTCTTCGGCCTCCGCCTCATTTAATTCTTCTTCCCATTGTTTTGCATAAACATCTTCGTTCTCTTCTCTCATCTTCTCGAGTTCACTATTTGGATCTTCTACATACGGAGCGAGTTGCAATGCCGTTTTTTTGCTTAATAAGCCTGCAGAGAATAACATAAGAACGTTGTTGATCAGTTCAGATTCGTTTGTTGGCACCGTGCGAGCGAAGTTAATTTCAAGTTTGCTTAAATCAACTTTTTGGCCTGTCTTCAATTCGTAATACTTTGCGAGAAGTTCGTATCGTCTCTGCATTCCAGAAGTCAAAGCCAACTCTTTTGCATTTGCCTTAATCGAAGCTGGAGAGTACATAATCCTGAGTGCCACTCCAGACAAATTGCTGACGGTTGCAGGATTAATCAAGATTTTAGGTGTTAAAGTCAATTCGAAAATCAATTCTTTTAGCTGCTTTACATAATACTCGATTGCATTCACGTTCTGATCCCACGTGAGATATTTGACATCAGCCCCTTTTTCGAAATTCAAGATCTTTCCAGTTCTTGCTGGTACATCGGGGAGTTTTTGGCCAAATGCAACGAGAAGTGGATCAGCGTGGTATCTTATCGTGTCTCCGAAATCACTCAAAACTTTTTCAAGCTCTTCAACGAGCGGCTGTATCTGCTCGATATCACTCACAATTTGACGGTGGAATTCCGCGTTTATATAGCCAACGACAGGAAAGCCGAACAAGTTCTCCGTCTCTTCCTTCGTAAGCCACGCGTCTTTTTCTCCTATAAACTCAATCGTTGCATCCTTTGTGTAGACTCGGCAAATTCTCTGCTCAGTCCCGTCGAGTCTCTGGACTTTGAACTCCTCGATGAACATCTCCAAGCTCATAAATTCGTCGTAGTACGGGATCGCTGCCATATTGTCTATGAGTCTCAATCTCGGTTTGCCTTCCTCGTCAACGAAAAAGTGCTCGAACGCGTGTCCGAACACGCACATTGCCTCCAGCAGCTTGCGATTGTGCCTTCGAATCCCGTTCAATTTATGAAACTCATTTATCAGCTCTTGAAATTGCTCATCCGAGTGCGATACTGAGATCGGCTGTGAAAGGAGATAATCCACGACAAACTGGACGATGAGCTGATACATGTTTAATGGCAGCTTTGCAGTCCTGAATGTTTTTCCTGCAACTGTTTTATTCGGCTTTTCCAAGATCGCATGATTGTTTGTGTAAAGATCAAACATTTGCATTGCTTTTGTTCTGGTTGTTAAAGCATACGGTGATCCAAGAATTTCATCGAGTTCAGTTATATTCACATTTATCACCCCTTTACCAAACGCCCCAGTCGGATTTGTCAAGAATCATCGCATCTTGCTGTGTTCGTGTTCCCCATGCTGCAAGTGCCAGAGCCATCACACAGTCGTCATGATATCCGTACCTTGCTTCTAGTTTCATTGTTCCAGTAGGTCTCATTTCGTATTCAAAATATCTCAGCTCATCTATTAACTCTGGAATTCTTGGAATAACAATTTCTTTATTTTCCATTTTTCCACGCAAAGTATCAATAATTTGCTGTTTACTCTGCGAAGTGAATTTAAACGGTTCTAGATAAACACCTTTTTCAGTTAGTGCTTCCCAAATTGGATCTCCAACGCCTGTAGCATCTATATAACCGTGTGCATTGTATTGTTTTTGCACATCAGCAATTCTATTCACCACAAATCTCCATGGCTTACGATTAAAGCGTTCAAAATACACTAATTTACCATCTTGGTTTAAAACAATAATCACGGTCCAGTCTTCATACTTTGCAACGTCAACTCCCATGTAGTAAACGCTGTTATCTTTCTTAGAAATTGGTATTTGATAATCTTCAACAATAGCATCAATTAAATGCCATGGAAATACCAGATCTTGCTCATCAACAAATTCAGCAAGATATTCAATTCTCCAACGCAAGGAACTTTCACCATATTCACTTTTCTTGGCTTCTAGAAATTCGTGTGATATGTATGGGTTTGCAGATGATGGGAATTGAAACGATATGTATCCTGGTACTCCTTCTAATCCTTTCATATATGTTTCCCAGAAATGATTCTTGCCATATGGAGTCGATATCTTGATCATTTGACCATTGAAGTCAGCTAACATCGGCTCGATGACTTCATAAACAGCTTCATCCTTGATGAACGCGGCCTCGTCCAGGATAACTCTATGCGCTTTTCGACCTCGCAGATTATGATATTTATCTGCAGATCTTGCATGTATTTCTGAATTATGAAAAAACTTTAAAATTGGATACGGTGAGTATTTAATCTTTTCAATTAACCCTTGCCATGGAGATTTTGAAAGAAATTTTAGCATTGTTTCAAAAATAACCGTAGATTGATCATAAGTTGGTGCAATGATAAATTGAATTGTTTGCGGATGTTTGAAAGAAAAAAACAAAGCATCTATCGCCATTGCTTCTGATTTTCCAAATCGTCGCCCGGCTGCTATCGTGATAACTTGTCCTTTCGCACGAAGTATTCGCTTTTGTGCGTCGTGCGCTTTCCAGCCGAAGAACCTCTCAGCAAACAAAACAGGATCATTCTTCCACGTTCTCATCCTCCCACATCTCCTTTAGGAGGTTCACGAGTTCGTTCTTTGCTGTCGTGCCAAGTTTTTCCAACTTCATCTTCATTGCTCTGACCGCTTCACGTGATGCATTGCTCCACGTAGCATTCCAGACTTCCACCGAACGTGCTCTTGTGGCTTCCTTGATTCGCTCAAAAGCAAGTTTGCGAAGCTCTCGGCTCTCCCTGATAATCGAGTCGAGCTCTGCTATCTCGTCGAGTTCTTCCTCGACAAACTTTTTCATGCGCTCTTCAGGATTGTCCGATTTCTTTTTGAGATACTCTTTCTGGACAACTTTTTTTACGTTGAAGTGTTTGTTCATATGATTTCTTATAGCTCGATCACTTATACTTTCTCCAAATTCAGAGAATAACCATTTGGAAATTGCCAGAGCACTTTCCCCTTGTTGATACCTTTCTTCTATCAATTCTTTGTATTGTGAATTACAAACTTTACATCGAGCATTGTACATATTAATCACCCTCTTTGTGTTCGACACTTCGACACTTGTTTTTCTAAATTCGACACTCGACACTTACCACTTCTCCCCTTTCAAGATCTCTTTCAACGCCCTATTCTGTTCGATAATTGTGTTCTTTGTATGCTTCAGTTTCTCAACGATAATCCTCCACTTTCCAAGTTCATTCGTTGCTTCTAAGAGAAGGTTATTAACCTTTGCAAGAAGATTCGCGTTCTTTTGAATTCTCAGTTGCGCTTCTTGTGCTGCTATGACAGACAATTCTTCCGCAGTAAGTTCATCTATCTGAAGAATTTCATCTATCTTATCCCAATTCATTTTCTTCCACCCACTTTTTGACCTCTTTGGTAAGTTTTTTCTTTTTGTTTTCCTGTATGAGCTTTTCTTTATCTATCTGCAATCCATTGTGGATCTTTATGTGGCATTCAGGACATAACAGAATAAGATTCCAGGGATGATGATTTTTAGGAACGTCAGGCACTTCAAGGTATTTAGGAATATGTGAATTACGTGTGTATATGTGATGTATCTGCCCGTATCCATTTACATATGTTCCACAAAGTCTGCAATGTTCTTTATCACGCTTGTGAACATACTTTCTTATTATTCTTGGAATAGAACCTATCCCAAAATATCGCCTCCAATTGGCAATAAAAAAAGCCGCCAAACGGCGGCAAGGATTTATTTAAAGAAGAGGGTGGCAAAATAAAAACCCGGACTTCCGTCCGGGTAGAATATTCGATTCTATATAAATTATACCATATACTGTGGGACAAGTCAAGGAAATACCATATTAAGTATTTTGTTCAATGCACGTTCGGCATATTCACGTGCTGTTTCGCGTGTCACCTTCATTCTTTGCGCTATTTTATCCCAGGATAAAGTTTTCCAAATCATCCCGGTAGTAAATTCGAATTCAACATCAGCTTTTTCAAAATCATGCTGAATATACCGATAAAACACAGCCTCTGCTTCTCGTGATGATAATCGTTTAAGCATTTCATCAACTGTTTTGATTATCCAGAGATACCCGTATATTTCCTGCCAATTTAAATCCTTTCTTATCCTTTTAGATGCTTCAATTATAGGAATACTTCTACCGCGCGATAGTATAATTCGGATCTCATTATTTTTCCATTCCAGAAATACTCTTTCCCCCAGAAGTTTAGACCAAGCAGGTTGGTATGATTGAAGTAGTCCTATGATATATTCTTTTCGAAAATCCTTCTCTTCCAGTTTTTCTAACTTATCTAAAAACATCCCCATCCCCTCCTTTCGGGTATGCCGGGCATTTAGCCCGGCTTTTTAATATCTCCCAATCCCCTTCTATTCTTATAGTCGCTACTACATCTGCAAGCTTTTTTATTCGCAAAATTTCCGTTGTATCACCCAAATAGGCTTCTTTCCCACGTAAACACATAGCAATATCATTTAGCTCATTCAAATTATCTGTATAAATTACTACAGCTTTATCATTGACCGCAAATTTCACTTTTGGTCACCCCTTTCGTTTAGTTTTTCAGCTAATATTCGATTTAAAATATCTCTTGCAACCTCTATCTTTGCCTTTGTTACTTTGTCAAATCCTGTCTTTCGTGAATGAATAAGCGTTGTTAATATATCTGCTGCTTTGCCTAATTCTTTCAAGCTCTTGTCTGGCTTCATCAAGCTTCCTCCTTAAGAATTTATTTTGGCTTTTAAGTCTTTGATTCTCTTGATAAAAAGTATCTGAGGACGCAATAAGAATCGATGCGCCTATAAAGCCAAGAACCCCTCCTATCCCTAAGCCTATTAAGAACATCACGTTCCTACCTCCTGTATTAATTTTTTAAGCTTTTCGATTTGTGATTTGTTGTAAAAATATATTGCATTTTCAGAAGGTTCAAAATGATAATCGGTCGGGAAGCCGTAATAACTCTCAATTTCTTTCTGTATAAACTTGATATCGAAATTCTCCTCATCACAAAACAAATCAGTTCTATCTTTAGAAACCTCGACATAGACTTTCATCTTTTTAACACCTCCTCAAGATCTTCGAGAGTATATATCGTGAAAGCGATATTGAAACTCCCTTTTTATGCGGTTCCTGGAAAAGCCTTGCGCCGTTTTAAGAGAAAATTGATATTAATCATGAAAATCTTAGCTCGACCTTCCAGGTATTTTTAGAATATTCAAAATCAACTATAATGCCCAATTCTACGAGCCAATTTAGGCTTTTTTCGATCCTATTTACCAGCTCAGAAACATGTCTTGATCTGCTTTCTTTAGTAGCAAAGACTTTACTAAACTCTTCGATGTTTAAATATGCTATGTCATTATGTCTATGATTGAGAAGATATAAAAGTACATCTGCAACGAAAGGCTTAGATCTTTTTGGTATATCTTTACTGCTCAAAATCCTTGTGAACGTGTTTGGAAACATAGGTACAAAACTTTTAGTATTGTGAGTTAAAAGTTTATCAAGTCTGAATATTCTTACCTCAACTGTCTTGTTGGAAACTCTTAAATGTAACGGGCTTCTTTCATGCTCGATCAATGGTGTTATAGCCCAACCTGTAACTTCAATTTCTTTACTTAGTTGAATCGGTTCATCGAGTTCTACAATAATTTTTTTGTTTGCTAAGTTTTCGATGCTTTCTTTTATTTTCCAAGCTGTTTGAGTACTTAAGCCTGTCAACTCTCGAATTCTGCTTGCTGTTATGATACTCACTTTTTTGTCGAATTCTTTTTTTACTATCTTACCGATCTTATCAGTTTTGACAACTGCTATATAATCAGACTTTTCAATCTGTGAAATTCTTATTACTATGTCAAATAAAGCCTGTAGATCATAAATATTAAAATCGGATTTATCGACGATTTTATAATTTACTTTTCCCAGTTCTAAACCGTCTCGACGTTGTGTAAGTAAAATTTCACTCCCCTTTGCCTTTTCTCTATTTTTCCGATCGTGCGGATAAATATTGTTGTCAATCACAATATCACTAATCTTCACAAACTCACTCATACAGTCCCCTCCTTTGTTTCTCATTCACCACAACAAATTCATTTGCTTTTTTCAAAATAACCTGAGCCCACTTTTTCTGCTGAATAGGATCTTTTGCCCTTTCCATTGCATCACACATTGCATGAATTTGCTTCTTCTGGTCAGCAGTTAAACTGCTGTACAGTTCGCCGATCTTTTCAGCCCATAAAGTCCAATTAAACATTTTCAATCACCTGCTTTGTGAGATCGAAATGAGCCTCAATCTGACCGATGGCTCCGTTTCGCTGTTTAACCACTTTCATAATCAATTTCTCGGGCGGTTCGTTTTCATCATAGTAGCCCGGTCTGTACAGCATGATGACTGTATCCGCATCCTGTTCTATCGCACCGGATTCTCTAAGGTCCGCAAGTGTTGGTACTTTATTCTCACGCGTCTCAACATTTCTGTTCAGCTGCGAACCCACAAAGATAGTCGTTCTTGTTTCAATAGCAAATTCCTTCAAAGCTCTGGTTATATATCCCAGCTCTTCAACACGATTGCTTATACCGCGCGCGTGGATCAACTGCAAATAGTCAACAAAAAATATTTGAACATCATGGACCGTCTGCATGTACTTCAAAGTTGATAGAACGCTTCCAAGCTTCGTTGTGACATCATCTGAAAAGTAAATTGGGAGCTCTGAATATTCGAGCAATTGTTTCTGGAGATTTGAAATCTCTTCATCACTCATTGTCTTTAAATGCCTTTGGATCGAATAATTCCAGTGTTTTTGAACCATTCGCAACAGTAAACTGAAGGATCCCATCTCCAGCGAAATAAACCCAATATGATAACTTTTTCTGGCAAATCTTTCTGCAAGATTAAGCATTAAAGCGGTTTTCCCCATTGAAGGACGCCCGGCAATGATTATTAATTCTCCACCAATAAGATCATTAACTATTGAGGAAAAATAAGGGATCTCGATACCATTACCATTTCGTATTCTTTTGATTTCTCTCAGCAGCTCATTAACTACTTCGTTTGTTGATTTAATTGGTGAACTCAAATCCAGAGATTTTTGAAGCAAAACCCTCAGTTTATCTGTTATTTGCTCGGTATCTAACTGTTCGGCAACACTTGCAAGGCTTTTAACACTTTCGATGGTTTCATGCCTTATATAATCTTTCATGTATTCTGAAATGAAATTTTCTACTTCAAAAACACGTGGAGCGTGGTCAATCCACATATAACAAGTTGGATATTTATCTTCTAACTTTGCAACGAGTGTTTCGTATCCTATTGTGGGATTATTCTGTATAACTTTTAAAGCGGTTTTATACTTTGCTGGGACTTTAACCGTATAGGCAAGATGACGATATTCTGGGAATAGCATAAGTGCACCCAAAACAGCTATCACCTTTTCTTCTGTGATCATCTGATCACCTCTTTTGCGAGCTGCTTCAACCATTTGTTGTATTCAATTTCAAAGTTTGAAAGCATAGCTTTGAAGTATTTTCCAGGGCTGTTAGCAGATATTATCCGCTTTTTATTTTGCTTTATGAAATCTTCCAAAAAAATATCTACATCATTGAAAGTGTGCCGGTATCTCTGGAGAATATTCAAAACCACGTGCATGATTAAATCTATTTCTTTTTTCGGCAAGTGTGGTAGCAGCTCTGTATATAT